GCGGCATGATGCCACTGAGTTCCGGCCGGGATGTAATTGGTGCGGCGATGGCGGTAGAAGAGTCGGCAGCAAAAATTTTTGAAAACGGGCTTCAGAGTTCCGGCTTTCTCTCTGCTGATATGGCTCTGGATGATGATCAGCGTGATCGGCTTCGTCAGTACATGGCTAAGTTCACCAGTTCCCGGAACGCCGGGAAAATCATGGTGCTTGAGGGCGGACTGAAATATCAGAACGTCACCATGAACCCGGAAGCGGCGCAGATGCTGGAAAGTCGCTCTTTTGGCATTGAGGAAATCTGCCGCTGGTTCCGCGTGCCGCCGTTTATGGTCGGGCATACCTCGAAGCAAAGCAGCTGGGCATCTAGCCTGGAGGGGATGAATCTCCAGTTCCTGACCCACACGCTGCGCCCGCTGCTGGTGAATATTGAACAGGAGATTTCCCGCTGTCTGCTGAATGGTGAAGAGGAACTCTTTGCCGAGTTCTCGGTAGAAGGCTTGCTGCGCGCCGACAGTGCTGGTCGGGCAGCGTACTATACCAGTGCGCTGCAGAACGGCTGGATGTCCCGTAACGACGTGCGTCGCCTGGAGAACATGCCACCGATTGAGGGCGGCGATCTTTATACAGTACAGCTCAACCTGACGCCGCTTGAAGACCTGAAACAAAACAGCCAGGCAGCACAGGCTTTCGCGCTGCGTCAGGTCCATAACCACGTATTCCCCGATATCCCCTTCGAACAGTCCCCGCTGAAACAGGCGGCTTAGGAGCATCCATGACAATTAAAAGCCTTCCGGCGGCGCCGGAGGGGCGACCTTTTGCGCGCGAAAAACCTGACCTGCCGGCAGCGGCAATGGAGCGCTGGAACGGCGGCATCCGCGCCGCCCGGGACGGTGACAACAGCATTTCTATCTTCGACGTGATCGGCGCGGACTACTGGGGCGACGGGGTGACGGCCAGCCGCATTGCCGGAGCGCTTCGCTCCCTTAATGGCGCTGACGTGACGGTTAACATCAACAGCCCCGGCGGCGACATGTTCGAGGGGCTTGCGATTTATAACCTGCTGCGCGAGTACGAAGGCAGGGTCACTGTGAAGGTGCTGGGCCTGGCAGCGTCGGCGGCGTCGGTCATCGCGATGGCCGGTGACGACGTGCAGATCGGGCGCGGTGCATTCCTGATGATCCACAACTGTTGGGTCTATGCAATGGGTAACCGTCACGACCTGGCGCAGATCGCTGCTGATATGGCGCCGTTTGATAACGCCATGAGTGATATCTATCAGGCGCGCAGTGGCCTCGATGCCACTACGGTCAACAGGATGATGGACGGCGAAACTTATATCGGCGGCAGCGAAGCGGTGGAGAAAGGTTTTGCTGACAGCCTGCTTTCTGCCGACGAAATCGCGGACGACGACGAAAGCCCAGCTGCAGCGCTGCGTAAGCTCGATGCGTTGCTGGCGAAAGCAAACACCCCCCGCTCTGAGCGGAGAAAACTTCTTAAAGCCTTATCAGGCAGCACGCCGGGCGCTGCTGTCACCCCTGACGGTACGCCGAGCGCTGCCACCATCGAAAACGAAACAATAGACCGACTGGAAGCCGCACTCAGCGGCCTGAAAGCGGCTGCCCAGTAAAAACGGAGATGTTATGTCTGATGTAAATGAGATCCTGAAAAAAGTTAGCGCCAGCATTGAAGAGGCGACCGGCAAGTTTAATGCCAAGGCAGAAGAAGCGCTGAAAGAAGCAAAGAAAAACGGCGAGCTGTCAGCGGAAACCAAAGACACCGTCGACAAAATGGCAGTGGAATTTAATGCCCTGAAAGATGCTGAAAAAACGCTTAAGGCGGCGCTCGGCGAACTTGAGCAGCAGGTTGCTCAGATGCCGCTGGCCAACGCTGCAAAGGTGATCGAGACCGTTGGTCAGACCGTCATCAGCAGCGAAGCACTGAAAGCATTCGCGGCAAGCGTGGAAGGCGGTAAGCGCGTCAGCGTGCCTGTGAACGCCGCTTTGATTTCCACGGATGTCGCCACTGGCGTGGTTGAGCCGCAGCGCCTGCCGGGTATCGACACCGCACCGAAACAGCGTCTTTTCATCCGCGATCTTATTGCTCCGGGCCGCACCTCGGCGCCAGCCATCTTCTGGGTGCAGCAGACCGGATTCACCAATGCGGCGAAAGTCGTGCCGGAAGGTACTGCCAAACCGTACAGCGATATCCAGTTCGCCACGCAGATCACTCCGGTCACCACCATCGCGCACATGTTCAAGGCGTCCAAACAGATCCTGGATGACTTCGCGCAGCTGCAGTCCACTATCGACGCCGAGATGCGTTACGGTCTGAAGTATGTAGAAGAGCAGGAAATTCTCTTCGGCGATGGTACCGGCGCGCACCTGAAAGGCATCGTACCGCAGGCCTCGGCGTATGACGCTGCGTTCACCGTTGAACAGCAGAATGGCATCGACGATCTGCGCCTCGCAATGCTGCAGGCGCAGCTGGCGCGCTTCCCGGCTTCCGGCCACGTCCTGCACTTCATCGACTGGGCGAAGATTGAACTCACCAAGGACACGCTGGGACGCTATATCCTGGCGAACCCGGCGGCCCTGACCGGGCCAACCCTGTGGGGCCTGCCGGTGGTTGCGACCGAAGCCGCAGCATTCCAGGGCAAGTTCCTGACCGGAGCATTCAACGCCGCGGCCCAGCTGTTCGACCGTGAAGATGCCAATGTGGTGATCTCCACTGAGAACGCCGACGACTTCGAGAAAAACATGATCTCGATTCGTTGCGAAGAGCGCCTGGCGCTGGCGGTGAAACGGCCGGAAGCGTTTATTTACGGAGCCTTCACTGCGCCTGCTGCAGGTGGCGGTGCGTAATCCTTAACGGCGGCCTGCGGGCCGCTTTTCGTTTTCCTTTAAGGAGACAGCCATGAAGCTGATCGCTATCAAGCCCATTTACTTTGAAGGTAACGTGCTTACCGAAGGCACCGAGTTCGAGACGCTGGAGCAGCATGGTCGCGAGCTGGTGGCACGCGGTTATGCCGCAGAACCCGGCGCCAAAAAACCGGGACCGGATAAAGACCCCGATCCAAAAGGAAAAGGCAAAGGTAAGTAAGGGGCGCGCATGCTGACTAAAGAGCAGGTGAAGCATCACTGCAATATCGAACAGGACTTCACGGAAGACGACGCCTGGATCGATACGGGCATAAAAGCTGCGGAACGCTACGTTGAAAAATGGACCCGCCGTCGGCTTTATGAAAAAGCTGATGATCCGCTTTATCAGGCCGATTCTGACGCACTGCTTTATGGCGAGGATATCGAAATAGCTATGCTGATGCTGATTGGTCACTGGTACGCAAATCGCGAAGCTATAAACGTTGGGAATGTGACATCTGCACTGGCCCTATCCACTGAAGCACTCCTTCAACCTTACCGGATTTATGGCCTATGAAAGCGGGACGTTTGCGGCACAGGGTAATCCTTCAGAAACCGACAAACGGGCGATTACCGTCCGGACAGCCTGCAACCGGCTGGGTCGATGTTGCTTCGGTTCGGGCAGAAGTCGCGGATGTATCGGGCCGGGAGATGATGGACGGCGGCGCGGAGTTGAGCAGCACCACAACCCGCATCTGGATGCGTCGTTATCCAGGCATTCCCGTAACCACGGGATGGCGTGCCGTTCATCTGCTGCCTACCGGAGATGGTGAGATATATGACATTAAGTCGGCTATCTCAGCAGAGAACGGCACCAGGCTGGAATTACTTTGCGAGAAGGGGATGAGACAGTGATTTCAACGAGTATTGATTTCTCAGGTCTGGCCGATATCGCGAAGGATCTGGAGGCGCTCAGCAGAGCCGAAAATAACAAGGTTCTGCGCGATGCCACCCGCGCCGGCGCCGAGGTTCTGAAAGAAGAGGTGAAAAATCGCGCTCCTGAACGAACTGGAAAACTGAAAAAAAACGTGGTTGTGGTGACCCAGAAAGGGCGCCGTCGGGGTGAAATTTCCTCTGGCGTCCATATCCGTGGTCGTAATATGCGCACCAACAACAGCGATAACAGCATGAAGGCGTCCGACCCGCGCAATGCCTTTTACTGGCGCTTCGTGGAACTCGGTACTTCGAATATGCCTGCGCACCCCTTCGTTCGCCCGGCATTCGATACCCGCCAGGAAGAGGCGACACGAGTAGCCATGGCCCGTATGAACCAGGCCATTGATGAGGTACTGGCGAAATGACTGAAGCCGATATTTATCAGCGTCTCAGCGCCCTGGCAGAGGGTAACGTTTTTCCTTACGTGGCGCCGCTGGGTACCGTAGCACCGTGGGTGATTTATCTGCTCCCGAGTTCAGTCAGCGAGGATGTTTTCTGCGGACAGGCAGAAACAGCAAGCACCGTTCAGGTTGACGCCTGGGCCTCGTCAATTGATGACGCCCGGGCGCTGCGTAATCAGGTTAAAGCTGCTCTGGGCGATCTGCATCCTGTCGGGCTAAACGAGATCAACGGCTACGAGCCTGATACCGGGCTTTACCGGGCCACCCTGGAAGTTCAGATCTGGCAATAAACTTATACCGCCGCCTCAGGGCGGCTTTTTTAATCTGGAGAAATCATGACCAGTAAGTATGAAGTTACAAAGGGGATGACCGTTGCCGTCTCCGACGCGCCTGTAACCGCCGCGGATTTTATTTCTTCCACCTTCCCGGGAGCTGGCGTTACATGGCTGGAAGCGGCCTGTGCAACGAAGGAGATCACCTTTACCGGCGGCCAGAAGGGTGATATCGACGTCACCACACTGTGTTCAACCGAACAGGAGCAAACCAACGGACTTGCCGCGCCGGCAGAAATGAGTATCACCCGTAACTGGGTAGGTGAAGAAGAAGCACAGGAAGCGCTGCAGACTGCATATGAAAACGATGAGCTACGCGCGCTGCGTGTGGTGTTCCCTTCGGGCAACGGTTTTTATGTGCTGGTGGAGGTTCGCCAGAGTTCGTGGTCTGCGGCAACCTCATCTGTTGTTGGGGCAACTTATTCGCTGCGTGTTCGCGGTAAGCCTAAGCGCATTTCCGCGTCTGGTTCCTGAGCGGCTTCGGCCGCTTTTTTAATTCCCTATCCTGTAAAAAGAGAAGAATGAAATGGCGCAAAGGACTTCACAGAATTCACTACGCAACGTGGCGCTTACTGCATCAAAAGCGTACCGCACAAAACCGGGCGTTACGGTGCCCGAATGGGACGGAGCACAGGTCACACTGCGCGAACCCTCCGGCGATGCCTGGGTAAAGTTCCGTGAAATCGTCAATCCTCAGATCCCGGAAGGTGAAGAGCCACCCATCCTGACCGAATCACAGAAATTTTTGCGCAATAAAGAGGCCGACGTCGTTCTGTTTATTGACGTTCTGCTGGATGAAAACGGCGAGCGCGTTTTTGGCGATGACGATCAGGCGCAGGTTTCTGAAATTTACGGACCGGTACACGCCCGACTGCTGGCGCAGGCTCTTGGCCTCGGAATGAGCCAGGAAGAAGCGGGAAAGCCGTAAAGCAGCCGCTGACCTTCTTCCTGATGTCGCTGGCGCTCCGGCTGGGGCGCACCCTGCAGGAGCTGCGCCAGACCATCACCGCCAGTGAACTGAAAATGTGGATCGAGTTTGACCGCATCAGTCCGATTGGCGACTGGCGCGCCGACGCGCAGGCGGCACAAATCTCCGTTGCGATGCTGAACTCTCAGGGCGGAAAATTCACTATTCCCGAAGTGATGCTGAAGTGGGGAGAGCAGGAAGAAAGCGATGAAGTCTCTGAACTTGAAGAATGGATGTCCAGTCTTTAATGCCCGCGGCTGCGGGCTTTTTTATGGGTGAAATATGGCAACGCTGCGCGAGCTAATAATCAAAATTTCGGCGAACTCCTCTTCTTTCCAGTCAGAGATCGCCCGAGCTTCCCGCATGGGGACAGATTACTACCGCACTATGGAGCAGGGCGGAAAAAAGGCAGCAGCGGCCACCCGAGAAACACAACGCTCACTGGCAGATTTGAACTCACAACTCGCAACAGTTCGATCCTCAGCCGCTGGCCTTGCCGGTGCATGGGCGGGCGCTTTTGCCACGCATCAACTTGTTGCATTCGCTGATACATGGAACCAACTGAACGGTCGTCTTCGCCTGGCATCGTCTTCCAGCGAGGATTATGTGGAATCCCAGCGCGTACTGATGGAGATCAGCCAGCGCACCGGAACCTCTCTCGAAGCGAACAGCAATCTTTACAGCCGTATCGCTCAGTCCTTACGTGATGCTGGCTACGCTTCTGCAGATGTTGCAAAGGTAACGGAAACCGTTGCCACCTCACTGAAGCTGTCCGGCGCCAGTACGGAAGAGGCGAGTTCTGTTATCACACAGCTAAGCCAGGCGTTGGGCTCCGGTGTTCTGCGTGGGGAGGAGTTTAATGCAATCATGGAGAGCGGTGGTCGTCTTGCGAAATTTCTTGCTGATGGCCTGGGCACCACCGTTGGCGGCTTGCGCAATATGGCCAACAATGGCGAGCTGACTACGGATAAAATCGTCCCGCTACTGACTAATGTTGAGATCCTGAGAAAGGAGTTCGATACGCTGCCGGCATCTATCAGCGGTTCTGCACAGAAAGTGCAGAACTCATTTCTCGCCTGGGTAGGTGGCGCGAATGATGCAGTCGGGGCATCCTCCACGCTTTCTGGCGTGCTGGATGGTCTGGCTAACAACATCGATGATGTAGCAAATACTGCGGGGCTGCTGGTGGGGGTTGGCCTGGCTCGCTATTTTGGGAACATGGTCGGCAGCGTAGGGCAGTCTACCCGTGCTGTGCTCGCTAACACAGCCGCAGAGGTTGCGCTGGCGCAGGCACAGGTTCGCGGTGCGCAGGTCAGCGTTGCTGCTGGTCGGCAGGCTGTCTACCGGGCACAACAGGCACGCGCAGCGGCAACGAGTATTGAGGCGCAAATTGTCGCCGAGCGTAATCTTGCGGCCGCTCAGGCTTCGCTTAATGCAGCTCTTGCAGGCAGGGCATCAGCAGTTAACAACCTCACCAATACAGCCTCAGTGATGACCCGCCTGGGTAGTGGTGTGCTGGGCATTCTCGGCGGCTGGCCAGGCGTTATTATCGGTGCAGGTGCGGCGATGTACGGTCTGTATCAGCATACCCAGCAGGTACACCGTGAAGCAGTGGGGTTTGCCAACAACCTCGACGAGATCAACACAAAACTGCAGCAGATGTCGGTTCTGGGGCTGCGTTCCACTGCGGCAGATGCCCGGACATCATTGCAGGCTCAGAAACAGGACCTGGCTGATCTCGACTCCCAAATCAGGCGAGTGAAAGACAGCCTTAAGGCAGTGGACCAGATCCAGCAGGATTATAATCGCCACCCGACTCTTACCCTGATCAACACCTTCATGGATCAGGCTGATATCACGGCCAAAAACGTTGAGCTTACTGACAAGCTTAATCAGTTGGAATATCAGCGCGAACAGGCTGCCTCGAAGGTTGAACGGACTCAAAAGCTGGTGAACGAAGCCAGCGATCTGGCGACGCAGAAAGCCATTGAGCAGGCAGGCGCCGTCTCTATCCTGAAAGGGGCTTACGATCTTCTCAATCGCTCGATGTCGGCCACAGCAGGTGCAAAACCTCCGCAGTATGCAGGTCCGGTTGTATCAATGGCGATCGCCACGCCTCAGCAGCAAACAGCGCTCGAGCGGTCACGACGTGATAACGAAATGGCGAGCCTTAGCGGGCTGGAAAAATTACATCAGCAGCACGTCTATGAAGCAGAAGACCTTAAGCTAACCGGCGCGCTTTATACCCAGTACATCTACAACAAGGATCAGGCTGCCAAAAAGGATGCTGCCTCAGCTCAGGCTAAAAAGGATTCAACAGCTGCCTCTCAGGCCCAGGGTAAAGCAGAGCGAGAAGCTGCGAGCCAGGCCGAACAGTACACCCGTAAAATGGCCGATCTCAGTGTGGCCATAGATGTTCAGCGCGTACGTGCCACCGAAGGCGAAAAAGCTGCCGAACTGTACGCAGCCTCTCATCAGGCTGGCACCAAGTGGACTGACGAACAGCGGCGCGCAATACAGGCCTCCTCTGCCGAGCTGGCAAAGTGGAATCAGAAGGCAGACGAAAATGTTCGCAAACAGCGTGAACAGGCTGACGCCCTCCGGGATCTGACGGATGCTGCCCGGAAGTTCCGGGACGATGCAACCCTCACCACAGACACCGCAGCTATGAGCGATCGGCAGCGCAACCGGTTCGACGAAACACAGCAGATTAACCGTGTTTTCGCCAAAACTGACGGCGGCACCGAAGCTATCGCCCAGCGCGCCGCCGCGCTTGATGCTCTGGATAAAAAATATAAAGCCATTGCTGAGGCCGAATCTGACTGGAGGTCAGGTGTATCTCGCGGTTACGCAAACTGGCTCGACGAAATCAGCAACGTATCTGGAACCGTGTCAGATGGTGTCAAAACCACCATGGACAGCGCTTTCAGTAACGTAACCTCAATGCTTGAAGGCAATAAAGTTAGCTGGAAAGCCTGGGGCGTATCCGTTCTGCAGATCATCGAAAAGGTAGCCCTGCAGATGGCTGTTGTGAACGCGATGGGCGGCGGTTCTTCCAGTTCTGGCTTGCTCGGCTCTCTGGTGGGTGGAGTCGCCAGTTATTTCGGCGGCGGTGCCAGTGCGGCGGCAAGTACCGGCACAGCGGTTTCCAGCTATGGCTCTAACTTCCAGTTCAACGCGAAGGGTGGGGTTTACGACTCACCATCCCTTAGCGCCTTCAGCAACGGGATCGTAAGGAACCCTACCATGTTTGCCTTCGCAAAAGGCGGTGCCGGAATCATGGGTGAGGCAGGGCCAGAGGCAATCATGCCGCTGACACGCGCGCCGGATGGATCGCTCGGTGTTCGGGCTGTTGGCGGGGGCGGTGGCCAGGCGACCTCTTCCGCGCCGCAGGTCTATATCACCATCGACGGAAACGGCAACACCACAACCAAAACCTCAGCGGGGCTGGAGCAATTCGGTGCGGAGATCGGACGGTTTGTGGATCAGCGATACAAACAGAATCTCATGCGAGATATTAGCCCTGGCGGTGATATCTGGAATGCAACACGAGGAGGCCGCTAACAATGGCTATCGAGACTTTTTCATGGTGCCCGCGCATCAATGCTGAAGCTGATACGACGTTCAGAACCAGGAAAGCGCAGTTTGGCGATGGATATGAGCAGGTATCAGGTGATGGGCTAAACACCAGAAGTCAGCAATGGACGCTCAATTTCACAGGAAATGAGTCCTATATCGCCGCCATTAAAGCCTTTCTCGACAGGCACGGCGGCACTAAGGCGTTCCAGTGGAAACCACCGCTGGAGGCGCTGGGGCTTTATCGCTGCGAAACCTATAAGCCCACTGGCCTGGGTGCCGGGAAGTTCAACCTTGAAGCAACATTCATACAGGCATTCCGACCATGAGTCTTAACGCAGATTACCAGAAACTCGAACCCGGCGATGAAGTCAGGTTGTTTGAAGTCGATGGCACCGCTTTCGGCACTGGCGAAGTGTTGCGGTTTCATAGTTACAGCCTGGCGCACACCGAAGCAGAAATAACAGCTGCTGGTGGGGATGAGATTAAGCTACCGGCAAAATCAATCTGGTGGCAAGGACAGGAATATAAAGCGTGGCCCTGTCAAATTGAGGGGATCGAGGCGTCTACCAGTGGGAGCAGCGCTCAACCGAAACTATCGGTAGCTAACCTCGACGGTTCTATCACTGCGCTGTGCCTGGCCTATGACGACATGCTACAGGCGAAAGTGACTATCCATGACACGCTGGGTAAATATCTCGACGCGAAAAACTTCACTGGCGGCAATACTACGGCCGATCCGACACAGGAAAAGCTGAAGGTTTTTTATATCGACTCAAAGAGCAGTGAAACGAATGAGGTTGTAGAGTTCACGCTTTCCAGTCCGATGGATCTGCAGGGACTGATGATACCGACGCGCCAGCTCCATTCTCTTTGCACCTGGTGCATTCGTAATAAATATCGTACCGGTGATGGATGCGATTACGCCGGATCGCGCTATTTCGACAAAAACAACAATCCGGTCAGCGATCCTTCTCTGGACGAATGCAACGGCACTCTGTCTGCCTGCAAACTTCGGTTCGGTGAAAATAACGAACTCTCATTCGGCGGTTTCCCGGGCACTTCATTGATCAGGAGTTAACATGCGTAAAAAGACTGTCACGGCCATCATGGCACACGCTGCGCAGGAATATCCGCACGAGTGCTGCGGCGTGGTAGCGCAGAAGAGCCGGGTAGAGCGATATTTTCCCTGCCGTAATATGGCCACGACTCCTGAGGACAACTTTGTCCTTTGCCCGGAAGACTACGCTGCCGCCGAAGAATGGGGACCCGTGACCGCCATCGTTCACAGCCACCCCGATGCAACTACCCAGCCGAGCGAAACGGATAAGGCCCAGTGTGACCTCAACGGGCTACCCTGGCACATCGTCAGCTGGCCGGAAGGTGACTTACGGACCATCATCCCCCGGGGAGAGATCCCCCTCATTGAGCGGCCTTTCGTCCTGGGCGTGTACGATTGCTGGGGGCTGGTGATGAGCTATTTCCTACAGACACACGGCATCGAGCTACATGACTACCGGGTAAATTATCCCTGGTGGGAGGACGAGTACCCGGATAATTTCTACCAGGAATGTTGGTACGAATGCGGGTTCCGGGAATTCGACGGCGCACCGCAGCCAGGTGATATGGTGATCATGCAGGTTCAGGCCAATAAGTGGAATCACGCAGGGATTCTGCTTGAAGGTAATATGCTGCTGCACCATCTGTACGGACACCTGAGCCAGCGTGTGCCCTATGGCGGCTACTGGCAGGAAAGAACGATGAAGGTTCTACGTTATAAGTCTCTATGTTAATCTTTCTAAAAATGATTCAAGGGACTAGCTAATGAAAAAAATCATCCTTCCACTTTTAGTTTTTGGTTTGATTGGCTGCTCGACTGAACCTGTTCTACCTCAAAATGCTAAAGAGGTGCAGGGATCATCTCAATTTTTGGAAAAACCAAAAACTACTAGCGTTACTATTATTCGTGATAAAGGTTATATCGCTAGTGCTTGTGCCATTACCTCTTACATCAATGGAGTTCGGCTGGCAGAACTTGAACCTGGTGAAAAGGTAACGGCTTATCTTCCTGCTGGCCAGGTTAACGTTGGGGCAGGTTTCGCCGGTCGCGGCTTGTGCAGCGGTCCCGCAAAGAAAGAGCGAGAATTTATAATCAAAGAGAATTCTCCTCGCGTGTTGCGAATTTTTACTGACCAAAGCGGTAACGTAGATATTCTGCCAACGACGATAAATTAATCGTAAAAAACTTCAATAAGCCTCCAGTCGGGGGCTTTTTTATTTTTGGAGTATAAAATGCAGGAAATAATGGTACGAATAGAGCTTGGTGGCGTTCTGGGTAAAACCTTCGGGAAGATTCATCATCGCTTAATAAGTACCACGCATGAGGCAACCCGTGCCCTGGCGGCAACTATCAAGGGATTTGAACAATACATGATCTCAAGCCAACGCCGCGGATTAACTTATGCTGTATTCAGAGGAAAGAAGAATATAGGAGAAGAAGATCTCGGCTATCCAATCAAGGAAGATGTGATCCGTATCGTTCCGGTTGTGATCGGCAGCAAAAAAGCAGGTGTTTTTCAGACGATACTTGGCGCAGTTCTAGTTATTACGGGTGTAGTGTTGAGTTTCACTCCACTCGCAGCTGCATCACCCTATCTGATTTCTGCAGGTGTGAGTCTGGTCGCAGGCGGCGTAATTCAGATGCTGTCCCCTCAGCCTTCCGGTTTAGCCAGTAAGCAGGATGCCGATAACCGGGCCTCATATGCATTCGGCGGCGTAACGAACACCGCAGCACAGGGTTATCCGGTTCCCCTGCTTTACGGACGTCGGCGCATTGGCGGCGCAATCATCTCCGCAGGCATTTACGTCGAAGATCAGCAGTAAAAATAATCCTTTCATTCAGGCCACCTCAGGGTGGCTTTTTTTATGGGCGCAATATGGTAAACGCAACCGCTATCAGGGGCCGCAAAGGCGGTGGCTCTAAATCACGCACACCCACCGAACAACCCGATGATCTCCAGTCTGTAGCAA